TCTAAGTTCATCCTTCAAACTGTCCATAAATATGTGTTCGCAGCGTATGTTTTCTTTAGCTTTTTCCAAAATGTCCTCGCATCTTTTCTTAAGTGCGAGAGCATTGGGTCCAACCAAATCAAACTCATCTTCATTTCCGAAATAGAATGTTTTTCCTCTTACGCCCTTAGTATACTTAATCACATCAGGGTAGCCAGGGGAAGTTCTTCTATTGATAGAATCAAATTCTGTTCCTTCAATTCCGGAAACGGCTTCCTCGAAAGTAAATAATCTAGGCTCAACATCTTTATTGCTGTTTGCAAAGATGTAGTCCTTATATGTGTCTGATGCCAAGCTTAAAACATCACCAGTTATAATTGGTGTTGTCATATTATAATTCAACATAGCGGATTCCCAAGGATCACGTTTGATATTATTGACGAATTCGGATCTGAGCTTGGCTGGAATCATGTAATTCTGTGCAACAGTATTATACATATTGCTTTTAATGATGGCAGACTTGTTAGCGATAGGTGCTTTTTCAACTTTACGTAACATACCAAATCTTCCATCTCCAATAAGAGTAGGTGAGTTGAAAGTTACATCATCCATTTGGCTAACTATGAGATTATGTTCAGGTATTTGGACCAAACAGTCTTCGATATCTTCTTTACAGAATAAAGCTGAGTAACCCAGGGATTGTCCTGGCGAGCCTGCAACGTGTAAACCGCCTACCTTACGAGTTTTCTTGGTGGGATCAAGTATACTAAGCAAAGCCCCGCAATCTCCTTTCTTAGTTGCTACGTTGTAAGCTATAGCAGTAGTTATGGTATAAGGTTCTAACTCTTTACCATCGACATATATCTCAGATTGCACTTCTCCCTTGGTGTGTACAGTGTTTATCTGTTGGCCCAAGGTTGAAAGCATACAGGATGCGGTTCTACCTAAGGTTTGCAAATCTTTGGCCGTAACGATATATTTCATAATGTCACGACGTGGGGGGAAATTGGGGAAGGCTGCACAAATCAAATCTTGTGACACTAATTGATCTGTGTCATAGACATTTTCCAATATTTGAGCTGCATCGTAGACAACTTCATGAGACGTACCGGTTTCATTGATCTGGCCGGTGAGTTTAATTTGAACTTTAGATTCAGGATCCATTTCAAGTTGACTGTTGATGACATCAAAGAAGTGGTGTGGTAAAATTGCCACATTTCCTCTAATGAAGGTTGCATAACCACATTTAGTCCATTCATTGGTATTTTCTAACCTAAGATGAACTGAATACATGTTAAATTTAACAAT